TTCAGAAGAAATTAACTTGACATTTGAAAAATTGTATGATAAAATAGATGAAAATGAAAAAGATATTGGTGGATTAGAAAAGTGGAAATGGACATTGGGGGGTGTAATGCTTGCAATGACATTTTTAATGACTTTATTTTCAACCTTTCATCACTTAAATTAAGACTATATTATTTAATACGTTATGAGCTATATTGACCAGAAGTACATAAACCTATGTACCTCTAGGGTGGAAAAATTTAAGAAAGTCAGGGATAATCTTTGGAACTTTCGATGCCCCATATGTGGGGATTCCAAAAAACATAAGAATAAGGCTAGAGGTTTTGTATACCGCAAGAAGGCATCTTTTTTCTATAAGTGTCATAATTGTGGTGTGGGTCTTACTTTCAATAATTTCCTCAAACAAATAGATCATGGACTTTATACTGAGTATCGTGTAGAAAAGTATAAGGAAGGTGAAACACAAGGGAATACTCCTATTCCTGACCAATCCCCATTTACATTTGAAGCTCCTAAGTTTGACAAATCCATGAATAAACACTTGGATAAGTTAGTCAAGTTTAGTGATCTGGAAGATGGCCATCCTGCAATACAGTATCTAGAAAATAGACAGATTCCCAAAAAACATTGGGATAAATTGTACTTTGCAGATAAGTTTTACGAGTGGTCAAACACAATCTTTCCAGAGAAATTCAAGAGTATAAATATAGATTATCCACGACTTGTTATCCCTTTTTTCGACAAGTCAGGAGAAATCTTTGCTTATCAAGGAAGAGCATTTGGTAAGGAAGAACCTAGATATATCACACTAAAGATTGTTTCAGAAAAAGACAAGATTTTTGGTCTAGAACGAATTAATTATAATTCACAAGTGTACATCGTTGAAGGCCCATTAGATTCTTTGTTTATAGATAACTGTATGGCAGTTGCTGGAGCAGATCTTAACCTATTAGAATTGAGTACCAACTCAACAACTGTGGTATATGATAACGAGCCCAGAAACAAACACACAGTAGAACGGATGTTCAAATCCGTTGATAGGAATTATAGTATTGTTGTCTGGCCTCAAGATTTGAAACAAAAAGACATCAATGATATGGTTCTTTCGGGAATCAAGGATGTTAAGCAATTTATTGATGTGCATACTTATAGTGGACTTAACGCATACTTAAAAATTAATCAATGGAAGAAAATATGAACCCTCAAGTACAATCAGTATCAACACCTCAACCAACATTCAAACCAGTAATTAAACCACCAACAAAAGTTGCAGAACCTTCCCCAAAAATAGACCCTTTCCAAAACGAAATGAGTAAATTTGTATACTACAGAACATACTCAAGATGGGATGACACCAAAGGCCGTAGAGAGACATGGGATGAAACTGTTCAACGATGTGTGGATTACCTAAAGAAAGTTAGTAAGAATAAATTAAAGAAATCAGACTACGAATTAATACACCAATACATTTTAGAAATGAAGGTAATGCCTTCAATGAGATTATTGTGGACTGCCGGAAAACCAGCACAACTTAATAATGTTGCAATTTATAACTGTTCAACAGTACCTATAGATTCATTAAATTCACTTGCAGAAGTTTATTTTCTACTGATGAGTGGAACAGGAGTAGGTATAGATGTTTCCAAAAAATATATAGAGAAAATACCTAAAGTAAAGAAATTAAATGGTGAAGTAAAAAAGATTGTATTTGAGGATTCAAAAGAAGGTTGGGCAGTTGGTACATTAGATGTTTGTCAAGCTATGTGGGAAGGTTACGATGTAGAATGGGATTTATCCAAACTCAGACCACAAGGTGCTAGACTTAAAACTTTCGGTGGTCGTTCATCAGGCCCAGGGCCACTTGATGAGACTTTGCACTTCATCAAACACATGATTGAAGCACATAGAGACAGAAAGTTGAGTTCTCTAAATGCATTTGATATTGTTACCAAAATTGCAAATTCAGTAGTTGTTGGTGGAGTTAGAAGGTCATCAATTATCACACTTTCAGACCTTTACGACAACGGAATGAGAGATGCAAAACAAGGACAATTCTGGATTACCAATGGCCACAGAGCTATGAGTAACAATAGTGCAATCTACGATTCTAAGCCAAGTTCCATAGAGTTCATGAAGGAGTGGTTATCACTTGCAGAAAGTGGTACAGGAGAACGTGGTATATTTAATCGTTATTCTATCAATAGTTTAATACCAAAACGAAGGCGTAAAAGACATGATTGGACTACCAATCCCTGCGGTGAAATAATATTGCGACCTAGAGGGTTCTGTAACCTCACAGAAGTGGTTATAAGGGCCGAAGATACTCTTGAAACATTGATGGAGAAAATCAAAGTTGCAACTCTGATTGGAACAATACAATCCACACTAACTAATTTTGCACTTTTGGATGACTTGCATGATGATTGGAAAAAGAACGCGGAAGAAGAAAGACTCTTAGGTGTTTCCATGACAGGACAGATGGATAATCCAGATATTTTAACTGAAGATAATTTACAATCCCTTAGAGATTATTCCATAGGAGTGAACGTAGAAACCGCAGAACGATTGAAAGTAAATAGGTCAGTTGCAATTACAACAACGAAACCTAGTGGAACAGTATCAACCCTAGTAAACTCTGCATCTGGTTTCCATCCACGATTTGCACCATATTACATACGAAGGGTGAGAATATCAGCTACAGACCCATTATATAAAATGATGAGGGATCAAGGAGTAAAGTTCCATCCAGAAGTAGGACAACCAGAAGAAACCGCAATGACATGGGTGGTTGACTTTCCAGTTAAGGCTCCAGAGGGGTCTGTAATGGTAAAGGATGTTGATGCAATTTCCCAATTAAAACAATGGTTAAAGATAAAACATAACTATACAGAACACACAGTATCAGCAACAATATATGTAAAGCCCGATGAGTGGTTTACAGTTGGTAATTTTGTGTATGAAAATTTCGATGACTTAGTAGGGGTGAGTTTCTTACCTAAAGATGACCACATCTATCAACTCGCTCCCTACGAAGAAATTGATGAGAAAACTTATGATGAAATGCTAAAAACATTTCCGATTATTGACTATTCTAAACTATCTAAATATGAAACGGAAGATAATACTACAGGAGCGCAAACTGTTGCGTGTTCTGGTGACAGCTGTGAAATTATTTAATAACGAGTTTTATGACAGAATATTTAGAAATAGATTGCAATGGATGCAATGCGACATTTAAGCTACAACATAATTTGAATGTCTCAAGATACGAAATAGGATTTTGCCCTTTCTGTAGTTCAGAGGATATTGATTCAGAAGATGTTTATGATGAAGATGATGAAAATGAGGAAGATTATTAGTGACATAAATATTCCCATGTGGAGTATTTATGAGTTACGAAAACCCTTGGCTATATAATGGTGAAATCTTTGAGAGTGAAGATATAGAAGATTATTTTGGTTTCTGCTATCTTTTGACTGACCTAGAAAATGGAAAGTTGTACATTGGAAGAAAGTACTTCTATTCCATTAGAAAGAAAAAAGGTCAGAGAAAAAAGGTAAAGTCAGAAAGTGATTGGAAAACCTATTACAGTTCATCTAAGAAAGTTAAACTACTAACTGAAGAATCTGGCATTAACAGATTCAAACGCGAAATACTTGGTCTTTGGAAAAAGAAGGGTCAAGTAAATTATAATGAAACCAAGTTACTATTCAATCATAATGTTTTAGAAGCTGTTGATGATAAAGGTGAGTCACTTTATTATAATGACAATATCATGAACAGATATTTTAGATCATTAATGGAAGAAAAGACTTGACTTTTGAAATTTATGGTGATATAATATAAGTTATGAATAAAAGACTTACAAAATTGAAAAGTCTTATTGATGATGGTTCAGTACCAACCATATTAGAAGTTAGAGCAAAACCAAAAGATTATTCTTATGAGGATGTTATAGCTTTAGATTATGGATATGTCCAAAATCTTTATATGGGAAGTGAACAGTTTGAGATATGGTTTACTTATACAGGGCCCGAATCTATAAAACTCAATGATCTTGTTATACATTCTAATGAGATGATTGAATTAGTAGTAACCCAAATTTATGATGGTATATTATGAGAAAGAAACTGAGTGAAGAACGAAAACAGCAACTACGCGATCAGTTAGAGGCTGCAAGAAAAAAGAAAGCACCAGCGGAGTATAAGAACATAAGTCCAATCGTGCTAGCAAAACCAGATGATGATCCCCTATCTGTTAAATCTATCAAAGGGTGGATTAAACACAATAAGGAAAAAGCATCTGCATACCTTACCAATTCCCGCAGGAGAGGTGCATCTCCAAAACAATCCATTGCAGATAAAATTCATGCAGAGAGTGCAAAAGCCTATATTAGGTTCATGGAGCATTATCTCAAGACAGGAGATTGGATTTGTGACCATATGGGTCAGGATGAGGAAAAACGCACTCAATGGAAATGTGTTGCAATGGCTTATAATGAGGATGGTACACCCAAACGATCTAAGGGTGTGTATTATCCAGATATTAATATGGTGTGGGGTGAGGTTGTATGATATTAATTGATTTAAGTCAAATCATGGTGGCATCTACAATGATGTCAATGGGTAAAGAACAATCAGAAGTTGATATTAACATGGTTCGACATATGGTTCTGAATAGTCTCAGGATGTATCGATCAAAATATCACGAAGAATATGGTGAGTTGGTCTTATGTTGTGATGGTAGACATTCTTGGAGAAAGGAACACTTTCCTCAATACAAGGCAGCTAGAAAAACCAACAGGGAAGCAGATAAAAGAGATTGGACACAAATATTTGGATGTTTAGATACCATCAAATCTGAACTTAAAGAGTTTTTCCCATACAAGTATCTTGAGATTGATACGGCAGAAGCTGATGACATTATAGGGGTACTTGCAAGAAGGTCAGGTACAGAAAGAGTAATGATAATTTCTGGTGATAAGGATTTCATACAACTACAAGTATACAAAAACGTAAAACAATACAGCCCTATCACCAAGAAATTAATAGTGGATAGAGATCCAGCAAAGTATTTAAAGGAACATATTATGAAGGGGGATTCCTCTGATGGTGTTCCAAACATCTTATCGGCAGATAGTTGTATCGTAGATAAGATTAGGCAAAAACCATTGTCTAAGAAGAAGATAGAGTCATGGATAGACCAAGAACCAGCAGACTTTTGTAATGAAGAACAGTTAAGGAATTATCATAGAAATATGAAACTGATTGATTTACAATTTACACCATTAAACATAGTTGACCAGATTGGTGAACAGTTTAATGAAACTCCGCAAGGAAAACGTAGTGGCCTTTTGAATTATTTTATCGAAAGGAAACTTAATAATTTAATACAAGACATAGGAGAATTTTAAATGGCACAACCAGTAGAATTTGATAGTAATAGTGATGGATCTGTAAGTGCATTTCCCGAAAATCGTAACCAAATTAAAGTTAGAGAACTACTATTAAGTGAAATATTAACTAAAGTTCATAAAGCAAAGAATACAAAGGATAAAGAAAAAATTCTGAAAGAAGAAGATTGTTCTGCATTGAGACAAATCTTAAAATGGAATTTTGACCCAAATATAGAATCAGATTTACCATCTGGATCACCACCATTAGTTCTTACTACTTCTAACACAGAAATACCAGTGCAAGAAGGACAAGTGGTCATTCTCCCA